TGGCACTGCAGCTGGTGTAGAGGGGCGACGTTTAGAATGAGACAAAAAATCGCCCTTGAAAAATTGGGCTAAGTGATTGATTTGTTTGAGGATTGTGGCAAATCATGGGGCAAAACAAAAAACGTTTAATTTGATCTATCTTGTGACCAAAATACTGGGGTAGTTGTTGGAAAAATGCCCAGAATATGGCGGTTCTTTCGCTCTTTAATTGACTATTAATTGCCAAAAAGTCGTTCGACGCGTAGAATTTGATTCTGGTTAAGTGGACTGGAAATGCACCAGCCCCAATCGGCTTGTAATGAGCTGCTTGATTATGAAGAAAATTCTGCGCCCTTCCTTAACCTTCAATTCACTTGATTTGACCGACCAGCAATTTATATTTGTTTTTGTCGTTCAAATTGGCTACAGATGCAGAGCCTAGTGACACAACTTGACCAACAAAACGCTTTTCAACTTTTCGATTGAATCTAATTTTTATTGTTGGAATAGTGTTATTGAATGCGCCTTGAGGAATAATAAAAAGCGATTGCATCTGCTTGTCCCAAAGCACTGCACGGTAGTTCCTGAGATGCTCGGGCAAAGCATCCATCCATTCATCTGGCCATACTTGTTGTGGCGCAGATATGCTCTTAGTGATTCCAGATAAATGCGTAGTTTTTCTGTCAACCACCACAATTGCCGTCGACTCTATCAATATGCTGGACATATCATCGCCTAACGCAGTAACGGTTGCGCCATCTAAAAAACCGACCATTTGGACAGTGCCCCGCGTTTGTTTAATTGATGCTTTAAAGGCTTTGAAATTGGTGTTTAAGACGGTTTGAAAGGCGGGGGTGATCGTCTTGTCGGTCATTTTTCCGCGTAATTCGAGCGGTAGTTTGGCTAGTTTCTCGCCTAATGCTAGCTCTGGGGTGATCCAGCTTTGGCCTACGTTGTGATCCCAGCCTTGGTCGATGCCTTCGGGAACTATGTCTTTGGCTTGGCCGTCTTTGCCTGTGATGGTGCGGGTTTTGGCTTGGAATGGCTGGGCGATTTGCAGGTTGTTGGTGTCAAGCTCGGCTTGGCCATAGGCTCTGACGGTGCAGCGGCAGCCCCAGCCGTTGGGTGGGTAGTGGGTTTTCCAAAAGCTGTCGGTAATGGGGTAAATCAGGCCAGCCCACTGGCGGTGCTGGGGGCGCACGCGGGAATCGCCAGCGGTGCGGTATTGCAGGTATGGGCGGCGATCGGCATTTGCTATGAGCTGCTGCCAGCGGCCTGCCATGTGGGCGCTGCGCATGTTGGTGTTGAAAATAATGCTGGTGCGCCAGCCGCGTTTGCCTTTGTACGCCCAGCCGTGTTGGGCGACGATACGGTCAAAGTCTTTGCGAAAGCTGGTGATGGTACCGCCGTTGGCCAGCGCGTCTTTTAAAGCGCTGTGCATGTCGCTCACGACGCTGATATTGGTTGCGCCTGCGATGGTGAAGACTTTGGCATGGACTGCGCCTGCCAGATCGTCTGAGCGCATGGTGGTTTCAGGAAGCTTGGCACTGAGGTAGTTGATGGCTTCGGAGAATTTGACTCCGAAGGCGCTGGCTGGGGCTTTATCAGCCATGGTTTGGCCGATCTGCGGGCTTGAGCCAGCCTAGGTAGAAACCACGGCCATAGCTGATGGTGAAACCGCAAGTTACTGCGAACATGCCCCACTGGCTGGCGGTGAAGGTGGAGTAGAACCAAAAGGGCTGACCGAACAGGCCGATGATGCTGGCCCAGCGGCGCAGGCGGGCGTTTGGGTCTTGGTTGACCCATGCGGCAAGCACGCCTGTGACACCGATTAGGGTTTGGCTGATTACGGCGGGGGTGATTAGGGAGAGGTCGATCATGGGCGCTCCAGCGGGTCAAAATTTGTCCACAGGCATTCAGTTTTGCGGCTGCCAGCTTGGGTGGTGTGCTGGATGTCGGTGCGGTACCAGTCTTTCAAAGCGCTGTCGTAGGCGATGTTGCGGTAACCGCTGAGGATGACTTTGCCTTTTAGATTATTGACGCACGAGAGCAGCTCGTAGTGTTCGGCTAGGCCGAAGGGCTGGTGGTAGACCTGCTTTTCCCGAAAATTGAGGGTGGATTCAACATAGGGTGGATCGACATAAAAGAGCGCGTCTTTTGCGTCTAGCACTAGCATGATTTTGACTGCGTCGATCTGCTCTATTTGAACATTTTTGAAGCGCTCAGCGGCAAAGGCTAGGCGATCGCCCATGCCGTTCCACGCCTCAAGGCGTTTGGTGTCGGTTTTACTTGTACGAAAGCCTGTTTTTTGATTCGCTAGAGATCCGTTGTAACTGAACCAACTGCGCACTAGGAATCGGCGAACTTGCTCCATAGCTGACGCGCTTGGGTCTATTTCGCGTGCGAGGTCTAGCTCTAGACGGCTAAATGGCGTGAGCTCCACCAGTTTGATTAGCTTGTGAACCACGGCTGTGCCGCTGCGCAGCAGGCGAAACAGCTGGAGCAGCTCACCAAAAGTGTCGTTGTACCACTCAATGTCGGTGGGCGGCTTCGCTAACATGACGGCGGCTGAACCGCCGTAGGGTTCGCAGTACAGGCGGTGGGCAGGCATCATGGCGATGATGCGATCACGCAGCGAGCCTTTGCTGCCGGGGTATTTAAGGATGGTACGGGTCATAGCAGCTTCATGTGGATGCAAGCGGCCACGCCGCCGCGCTCGCCGTAGACGGCTTGCCAGTCTAGGGAGGTGGTGGCGGTGGTGCTTTGGGTGAAGGCTGTGATGACGGCTTTTAGGCGGTGGTGTTTGCCGTAGCCTTTGCTGAGCGTTACCGCGCGGCCTACTGGGCAGGTTTGTTCGTTCCAGCGTTTGCCGTAGGGGCGGTATTCGGTGGTTTTTTTGCCTTCATAGAATTCCTCAAACCAACGGGAAGTGAGGGGAATGAATAGCGGTTTCACTCGGGCACCTCGTTATATTCCCGGCCATTCAATAATCTGCCTGCAAAGCGTTTGCCGACTTTTTCCATGCCGTAGCTGGCTAAGCCTGGTGCCCATTCACCCCATTGCTTAAAAAAGAACGGTACGCTAGCTGCTTTACACTGATCGTGCAGACTTCGCACCCAGTCAGGATGCATGGGACGGGCGTTGTGGCCGGATTCTCCACCGACAATTACCCAATCTACAGTCGGCAAAGTGGTTGTTTTTTTAAAACAGTGGATACATTTTTCATTTTTTTGGAGTGCTCCCATCAATCCAACTTCATCTCTACGAAAACCGCATCTGCATTCAATGGCACGGCCACCTACAAACGGAGTAATGTCTACTGACCCAAGTAAGGGCTCAATGCTTAAAAAACGCTTTACAGCTGGCGTTTTGAGTAGTTTTTGGATGTCTCGGTCGGCTTCTTCTTGGTTGCAGATCGTGGCACCTAGCCAGACGTTGTGAGGGATGTTGCCATCGTTCGCGCCATGATGGGTGACATGTAGCGCAGCGGCGATCATCGTGTTTGCATTGCCGATGCGCTTTGTGAGCAGCAGCCAGTCTAGGTGCGGTGTTTTTTCGATTAATGAAAATAGATCGGCACGCCAGGCAGGGTCGATTGCGTTGTCAAAAACGTCTGCTAGCGATGCGCAGAATACTCGGGGGCGCTGAGGCTTTAGGAAGCCGTTGGCGAGGCACAGAGCCTCGTTGCCGCCATGCAGTGCTATGCCATGTTCCCAAGCATGTTGCAGGATGCCTGCTTGCTTGTTCCATTGAAGAGGTTGCTTCCAGTTTTCTGGACTGGTACGCACGCGGGGCTGTCCTGCCCCCCATTGGATGCCCTTGGTTCGGGCTGGGGTGCTGACTGCGGCGTAGCAGTTGTCGCAGGCAGGGCTTATTTTGGTGCAGCCGATCCATGGGTTGAAGGTGTGGTCTGCCCATTCGATTTTGGTGTTTTTCATCATGCCACCTTGGTTGCTGCGCCGCGCAGCATGGCGTAGCTTAGGGCGCGGTCTAGGACTTCACGCAGGGCTTCGGGGTCTAGAGTGCCTGTCATGTCTTCTAGGGCGGTTTGGAATTGGGCTAGGGTTTTGCCGTCGGCTTCAAACTGGGCGAGCATGGCGGCTATGGGGGCGATCATGGTGTCTTCGATGGCTTGGTCGGCGGCATCGGCGGCTAGCTGCATGGCTTCGTCTTCTGTCATGCCTGCTGCCTTGGCAAACTCAAAGCCTGCTATTCCGTCAAAAGCTGTGAAGCTGGAGCTGGCAGGATCTGCTGTTTGGATTGCTGTTGGGTCGGGTTGGTTGTCGCTGCCCTGTGCTTGGCTGGGCTTACCCATGGGCAGCAATGCGTCGGCATCGTTTTCGGCCACGGGTATGCCCAGCTCGTCGAGCATGGCGGATGCGCTGGGGCGTGCGCCCATGTCGGCGGCTAGTTTGTAGGTTTTGGCGCGGGCTTCGGTGCCTTGGTTTTCTTGGTAGAACTCTAGGGTGGGTGCTGGCACATCGTCGCCAAAATTGAAACGGGTGATCCAGCCAAAGATTTGGCACATGGACTGGGCAGCGATGTCGCGGTCGGAGTCGTGGATGCTGTTTTGGCGGGTCATTGCGGTGTCGGCCGCTGCGCGGCTGCCCACTTCTAGCTGTTCGCCGACCATGGCTTGGCCTGTGATGGCTTTGCTCATCTCGCGGTTGCACAACATGATCAGGCGCTCTTGCGGCAGATTGCTGCCGCTGCTGGTGGGGGTAAGCAGCTCTAGCTTCGTGCCTTCGGGTGCCATGACATAGCCCGCTTCGAGCATGCCTGCCAGTGCCTCGGCGAGTTTGTCTTGGTCGGCCTCGCCAGTGCCTTGGGGGAACTGGGCGTAGGGCCATGGCAGGCCGTGTCGCTCGCAGTATTTGACAAAGAAGCGCCAGCCCCCTGTTTTGAATGTCCATGCCCAAAAGCAGGCGGACAAAAGCGCCCTTCCGTAGGGGTTGGTGGCGGTGGCCATATGGCGGCTGATGACGAACTGGTAGGGCTCGACGGGTGCGCCCATGGGGCTGTTGCGGCTGACCAATAGCGGGTTGCCCAAAGGGTCGAATTTGATGCGACGGCCCGGACGCTCTAGCACCTCTAGTGGCAGGTGGTATTGGCCGCTGTAGCCCCATATTAGCTCGTGCGGGTTGTAGCCTGTGAGCACGCTGGAGGTCATTTGCCACATGACTTCCAACCAATCGTTGATGTTGTTGGGCTTGGTTTTTGCTAGCCATTGCTCGCAGCATTCTTTGGCTGCGGTGGCTTTGGCATCGTTGGCCTCGCCACCGCTTTGCACGCGAAATTTATGGCTGCGAAAGCTGCCGCGCATGGAACGAATTTCGCCCATGACATGGGGGTCGGCCATGATGCTGGAATAGACCTGCTCGGCTTTGCCCATCTGGCGCAGGATGGGATCGGGATTGGGCAGGGCTACAAAGCTGCCAAAGTAGCGCTCGGGGTCGGTGTCGGGCCCGGCGATGGGTTTGCCGAGCCAGCCTTTCATGGTTTGAATCAGTCCGCGTAGGGGGAGCATAGAGTTCCTTGTGGGGTAGGTAAATTGAACGCGGGCTTAGTGGCGCTGCGCGGCTTTGCTGGCGCTGCCGATCGTGCTTTTGCCAAAGCGCAGCTTGGGGATGCCGCCTGCGCGGCTGACAGCAAGCTTCCAGAGCATTTCCAGAGCATCCGGGCCGTCGTCATGGTCGGCTTCTGGCCAGTGGCGCAGCTGTGTGTTGAGCACGGTGTGGCTTTGGTTAAACAGAATCAAGCCGTTGTTCACGTGGGGGCTGAGTGATTCGATGCGCAGGCTTTTGTCGGTATGGGGGTTGAGGGCGATAGCGGGCACTGGCACGCCTGCGGCAGCGCTGCGCTTGATCAGCTCGGTGCGAAAGAACTCTTGGAATTGGACGGACTCAATGCCCCAAACTAAGCAGCCATATGCTTTTTGAAAAGCGATGATCTTGCTGATTTGCAGATCGGGGATCATGCGGGCGACCACGGCCTCCACCACGCTGAGCTTGCCGCTGTTGCGGTCAAAGCCGCCCACCAGGCAGGCGCAGGGGTCGCGGGATTTGTTGGCTTTGCCTAAGCTGGGGTCGTGGGCACCATAAAAAATCCAGTCGCGGCTGGGTTGCACCCAGTATTGCATTTGTTGGAAAAAACTGGCTTCGTTGTTGGTGGGATCGTTTTGGTATTCACAATCAAAGGCGTGGTGGTCGCCCGAGCGCAGCTTCATCAGCTTGCTCAGGGGGCGTACCGACGGCCAACTGACGATGGCACCGGCCAGCATGGCTGCTTGGTGCTGGGTATAAAAAGCATCGGCGATGTCTTCGCCGTCGTTGATGAAAAGCTCCTCCCATTGTTGCCATAAGTCCATGCGGTCTGGCCAGCGCATGATGGCTTTGAATTTGTGGCGTTTCCACTGGGGGCTTTTGTGGATGCGGTTGGCTACCGAGTCGTAGTGCAAGATGGTGTTGAGATAAAGCACATCCATGCTGCCGTCGGGTGGGCCTAGGTTGAGCACCACTTTTTTGAGCCATGCTTCCAGCTTGTCGCGCTGTTCTTTGGAGCGGACGTTTTCGTCGTTTTCGATGTCGTCTAGAAACACCATGTCGGGGCGGTGCGGGCCGTGGCGCAGGCCGCGCATTTTTTTGCCGCTGCCGAATGCTTGGATTTTGATGTTGTTGGCCGTGAGGATGACCCCGGCATTCCAGATGCGGCCTTGGCCACAGGCATCGGGGTAGTCCATGGCAAGGCGGGGGTTGCTTTCTAGCTCGACTTTGACGGCCTCTAGCATGGTGGCCGATTGGTCGAAGCTGTCCATGACGATGGGCATGAAGTGCTTGCGGGCGGTGCAGACCAACCACAGGTTTAGCAGCTGGGTGCCAAGGGTGGATTTGGCCTCGCCGCGCGGGGCTGATAGGTTGATCAGCTGGCCTGCGCTTTGGTCGATGAGCTTGGGGATGTGGTCGTAAAACCAGCGGTGGAACAGGCTGGGCTCGGACTTGATGTAGTGGGGGAAATAGGTTTTGCTGAAAAACTCAAAGTCGGTTTGTGACTTGGTGCGGCGCTGGTCGCGGGCGGTGTGATTGGTGGCAAAGCCTTCGACCTCGGCCTCTATGAGGCGGCGCTGCTCGTCGGCGAAGGCGTGCAGCTCGTCTAAAAAGGCTTTTTCTTTGAGTTGTTTTTGCTTGGCCATGGCTTGCGTTATTTAGTGGCCGCCAAACTCGCGGGCGATGTCTTGGCTGGCGGATTCGACCAGGGCGATGAATGGGCTGTGCAGCTTGGGGGCACGCTCTTGGATGAGGCCTGTGAGGTAGCGCAGCACGTCCATGGCGGTGGCTAGGCGGTTGGCATGGGGCGCAGCGCGGCTGGCAGCGGCCAGCGCTTTGCTGAATGAGTCAGACAGTTGCAGGCCGATTTGGGCACGCTGGGCGGCCTTCATGGTTTTGTCGGCTTTGAGCAGCTTCATGGTTTCTAAAAACTGCTCGCTGAGCTCGCTGAGCACCAGCTTGGTGAGTTCTTCGGCACTGCCGCCCGAGAGGGTGCGGGCGGTTTTGGAGGTGTCCCAGTCGTCGCCCGCGTCCACGTCTTGGCGCTTCCAGTTGCGGGCGGTGTTGTAGGGCACGCCGCAGGCCTGCGCCGCCGTGTTGAGCGGCAAGCCGCCCACGTATTTGGCGCGGACTTTTTGGCGGGTGGACTGGTCGTAGGCCATGCTCAGTGGGCGATGGGGATGAACTTGATGGCGGCAATGGCTGCTGCGGCAATGAAGCCACTGGCTGCGCCTGCGGCAGCGGCTTTAATGGCTGTGCCGCGCTCGTTCTTTTCTAGGGTGGATACGCGGTTTTCTACGCCTAAGGTGCGGGCTTCTTGCGCATGGCGCAGATCGTCAATACGGCGGTTGGTGTCGGCATGGTTTTGCTGCAACATGGTCATCATGGTGTTGAGCTGGCCCTTGATGGTGCCTAGCTCTACCAGCGCAGAGGTGTTGATTTGGTTGGGATCGCTCATCGGGTGGCTCCATGGTTGTGTTCAAAATGGTTTTGGCAAGGGGTGCAGCGGCGGGCGCTGGGCAGGGCCGCGCGGCGCTGGGGCGCTATGGGCTGGCCGCAGGTGGCACAGTCGGCACTGCCTGCTTGGGCTAGGCTGCGCTGGGCGCTGGCTATGGCATCGGTGGTGACCTGCACGATGGCGCTTTGGGCTCGGTCGGCTAGGTCGCCACGCAGGCGTTCTTTTGGCTCAATCATGGGGTGGCGGGCTTGCGCTGCTGCTGGTGGATGAAGTCGATTAAATGTTGGTGCGCCAGCCGGTTGGCGGCGCAGATGGCGGCGTTGGCAATGTGGTTGTCGAAGGCGGCATCGAGGGGGATGCCGGAGCTAAGAGCACAGGCGGGCGCGGTGGGGTCAAGAGAGCCGCAGGAATGGGCGGGCTGGTCAACACCAGTGAGGGCTGAGTTCCACAGCCAAACAGCGCCAGCGCTGAGAGCAAGGCCAGCATCCGCATCCGCTTGAGCCGCCGCGTCCTGCGCAGCATCGGGCTGCGCGGCATCGGCCAATGGCGCTGTGCCCAGTGTGCTGCTTGGCACACTGGCGGCTGGAGCAAAACGAGACCGTTGAGCACAACTAGGAAGGCCAGCAGTAGATACAACCAAAGGGGTGCGGCGGCGTAAAACATGGAACTTCTCCGTTAAGTCATTGAACTGGGTGGTGAGGGCGCGGTCGGCTTCTAGGTACGCAGTGGCTGCGGCTTGGCCTTGCGCGGCTTTTTTGTCATAGAGCTCGCGGGCTTTGGTGTCGGCCTTGGCTTGCTTGATTTGCCAGCTGGCATTAGCGGACTTTTGGCCTGCGAAGTGGCCGCTGGTGAATGCCAATAGGGCCAGCAATAAAGCGCCTGTGAACTGGAGTAAAAGCGTGTTTAAACGGCTCATGAACATGCCCCCATGCCCCAGCGGCCAGAGGCTGCATAGACGGGCTCTAGGCGGCGCAGGATGCGCTGTGGGTAGGCTTGGTTCTCTGCTTGGTTGGCAGGGGTGATACCGGGATTAATATTGCACGACTTGCCCAGGCACAGGGCGGGCTCTGGGCTGCGGGCGCGGCGCTTGAGTGCCCAGCCTAGGCCGCCGTTATAAGCACTGAGGGCAAAGGCCAGCTGCTCGCAGGCGTTGGCGGCGGGCAGGCGCTGGTGTAGCCAATGGTTGTACACCACCAGGGCGCGGATGGCCCATGTGGGGTTTAAAGGTGCAGGGCCTGCCAGATCGGGCTGAAGTGTGCCCATCCATGCGGCGGTGGCGGGCATGAACTGGGTGAGGCCGACTGCGCCCACGGGGCTGCGGGCATCGGTGCGCCAGCCGGACTCTTGGTGTATTTGGGCTGCGAAGCTGGCGCTGGGGGCACTGATGCCCCAGACGCGGCGGGATTCGCGCAGGAGGGTGGCGCGGTGGGGTTCGGCGGCGCGGGGGATGCTGGATGTGGCCTGACTGGCGGCATGGGCTGTGTGGGCACAGGCGGCTGCAAGCAGCATAGCCGCTATTGGCAACCACCACAGGCTGGCTATGCCCACCAGTGCCCACACAGCCCACTGGCGCTGCTGGCTGCGGCGCTGGTTGCCATAGATGCGCAGGCGCTTAGCCCGGTGCTCTTTTTGCCAGACTTGGAACTGGCGCGATGGGTTGAAGGCCATGGCTAAGCTCCTAGGCCAATGCAGACTAGGCAGGCGGCGACGATGATGGCACGGCGCATCATGGACATGCCGAACTGATTGCCTGCGCAGATTTGCATTTTGGCATCAGTCTCGGCTGCGTCGGTATCGTCGGCAAGTTCTAGGTATTGGTGGGGGCGGTCATAGGGGAACAAGGCGCGGTCTAGCCAGTAGCCGCCCCAGCCTGCTAGGGCCATGAGGTGTGCCTTGTAGAGCGTGACAGCCCAAAGCGCGCCAGGGTCAATATGTTGGGCAAGATAGGCCGCGCCAATGAGGACTAGGCTGACAAAAAAGGCAAGGCTTAAACGGGGCATGGCACACTCCAATAAAAAAAGGGCTACTGCGATCAGAAGCCCTGAGTGTGGAGAATGTGCGCCGCTGGGGCGTGGTGAACTAGTTCACCGTGGGGGGGTGGATCTCGGTAGATTCGTCTAGGCAGTAAGCGCGAATGGTGCACCTACAGTAGACATGGGTGCATTGCGCAGGGATGTGATTAAGCCAAAAAATAGACTCGAAGTGTTCGACCTGCCCCGTTCTATTTTTGCATGCAAGTGGGTCGCGGCTGTCGCCAGCAGCTCTAAATTGCCACAAAGGTCGACGCTGGGTGTTGGCAAGTAACTGAGGCATTCTAAAAGTCCAATGTGCGTCACGAAGGATTCGGTGGCAGAGCGCCGCGACCATGCGTGCACGGGTAGGCCGATTACCGATACGGAGTGCATATGTTTCGTAAGCAGGCCAAATCCACCTCTCGCTTGGGCAAACACTGCCCACCAATTTTTCCAGCTCCCTAGTGCTTCCAGATTCAACCGCGCACTTAATGTTAATTGTCTGTGCAGTCAGAACCGTGGGGATTAAATGTGCCCAAATTTCAGTTTGCTTTAGCTGCTCAGTCATGGTTTTTAGCAGCGAGACTTACGGCCAGCAGCTAGCTAGCGCCGCATCGAATCTGCTTTTGCTTTGCCAATGCTGCCCACTATAAATTGAGAGCACGCCATCGGCTAGATGCGCAGAGGCAAGTTGGCAGGCACGCATTGCATCATTGTTGCGTGACGAATTGTTGATCTTTTGCATCAGCGGTGTCAAGGTATCAAACATGGCAATTGCAGCCGCAGCATCACCTGTTTTATCGGCTGCGACGGCCGCATGCCCAGCTTTTGTAAGTGCGCAGCGAGTTGCTCGAATGTCGATGCCTGCGATGCCGTCGCTTGCGCAGTCACTATTCTTCAAAAGAAAGATTGACCAAGCAGTCCCAGCCAACGCCATGACTAAAAGCGCGCTGGCAAGAACTTTTTTCACTGGAGATAAGTTAAAAAAGAAACGCATATCACCACTCCCGGTTAGAACAAATCACCCGCCCGATTACGGCCACATCGGTATTGTCAGTCATCTTAATGTCGTAGCTGGGGTGTGCGGGGTTCTCGCTGCTGACGCGCAATATACCAAGCCCAATGGTCTGCACATATTTCACAACCAATTCGTCGTATTGACGTAGCACATAGGCTAGGCCACTGCGCGGGGTAGTTTCTGCCTTGTTGACCAAAACCAAGTCGCCGTCGAATAGTTTGGTGGCCATGCTGTCGCCGCTCACTGACATGATCAGCAGCTGCTCCTCGCGCAAGTTGCGTTGCTTGAGCCACTGCCTAGAAAAAGCCAGCTCCCCAATGGGTTGCTCATCGCCTGGCAATGCACCCGGGCCTGCACTGGCTGATATGTCGTAGCGCTTGATCAGCGCAAAGCGGTCATCGGCTTGTGAGCGGTTGCCTTTGCGGCCTGTGACGATGTATAAAAAATCCAGCCCCGCCGCATCGCACAGCGAAAGGTATGACACATCGGGGCTGCGCTCGCCTGCCTCGTAATGGTACTGGGTTGTCTTGCTCACCCGGAGCAGGGTGGCTGCTTCAGCTTGCGTGAGTCTGATGCGGCTTCGCTCTTCGCGCAGGCGCAGGCCAATAGCTACGTTTGTTGAAACGTGCGTATCAGGAGGCAGTGGCTCGGAGTGATTCACAGTGAATTAACTGTTATGCGTGGCGGGGCTGTCGATAGTACACCTGTTGAGATCAATTGCCTAGTTATTTAAACAATACGGCTAAGCGCATATAAATATTTCAACAAAACGACAAAATAAATGTTGTTAATGTCGTTTTGTTGGTTTATACTTGTGACAGTTAAATAACTGATAGTTAACTGTTAACGAAAGTGAGTAAAAAAATATGAAGCAAAGTGTTGTTTCAACAAATGCACACACAACCAATCTTGGTGCGGCAGCCAAAGCCCGCCTGCAAAAGCGCGGCGTGACCTTGGTTGACTTCGCCAAAAAGAATGGTTTGAAGTTCCGCACCGTCTCCGAGGTGGTGCGTGGCGTGAATAAAGGCGCACGCGGTGAGGGCCATCGCGCCGCCGTGGCGCTCGGAATGAAATAAGGAATAAAGATGACAAAGAAAACCACAGAATTGGCAAATCCGCGCACGTCTGCCGATTTGAGTTTTGGCGAGCAAGACGCAGCAGCGGCCACCCAGCTTGGCATCGTGCTGGGCGGCACATTGCAAGACCGCATAACGCGTGCGGTGATGGCATACAACATGGCAACCCGCATGGCGGTGGAGGTTGGGTACTTGCTTTTGAGTGTGAAAGCTGATCTGCCGCATGGAGATTTTGAAGAGGGCATTCAGTCGCTTGGCCTTGCACCGCGCCGCGCTGCTGATCTGATGCGTATGGCCAAATTTGCGACCGCGCTGCCCGAAGCTCAGCGTGCTGAGTTGCTTAATCTGCCCAAGTCGAAGGTGTTGGCATTGGCAAGCGCCGATGCCGAGGTGATCGCCGATTTGCTAGATGAAGGTGATGTGGAGGGTTTGAATGACCTGAGCGTGCGCGAACTGCGCCAGCGCATACGCGACCTGCAAGCCAGCCATACCGACTTGTCGGTAGAGCGTGACACGGCGCAGGCTGAGCGGGACGATTTGGCCAAGCGCCTGAAGCGGCGCGATTTGGATGGTGCGGATGCGCGGGTGCCATTGGTGGTGGCTGACCAACGCCAAGAGGCGGCGGCTTTGCTGCACAAGGCGCAGCTGGCACTGCGGGCGCTGCACCCTCTGGGGGTAGACATTGTGAACCTGCGCGGGCATGACGAGGCTGGCGAATGGGTAGAGCCGAACCTGCGATTGGTGTTGGCAGGCTTATTGGCCACCCGCGAGGAGCTCGATGGCGTGATTGGTAAATATGCCCAAGCCATGGACGATAAACGCAGCCTGATGCAGCCTGCGGATGCGCTGAGTTTTATGGACGATGCCGAGGTGCAGGCGGTGGCGGCTGAATATGCCAACCAGATAGCGCTGCATGGGCATGAGGCAGCGCTACGCCAGCACGAGCGCGAGGCGGCGCGGCCAAAGGGCAAGGGTCGGCCTAAGGCTGCACCTGAGCTGGCGGCACCTGCAAGCAAGACCCGCAAGGCCTAAGCCTCCCAAACCGACCACAAGGTGAATCCATGGCTGCCCTGCTTAAGCTGCATAACAACGTCTACCAGATGAAGCAAGTGCCTGCGTTGCTCAATGATGACCCGTGGGCGGTGGCCAGCGAAGAGCAGCGGCGCGTGGCGGGGCTGCGTGAGGAGCTGCTGCGCCCACTGGCGGCACTGGTGAACAATGGCGTGAGTGTGAAAAAAGTGGTGCGCCTGCTGCTGGCGCAGCTTGGTGCTGGTGCTGCGCACACGCGCTCTAAGCACTTGGCCGCTTGCTTGAGTGCTGATGATATCAGCGCCCCCACGCTGACGCGCTGGCTGGCAGCTTACCTCAAGGGTGGCAAAAACGCACTGCTGCCCAAGCACACTGGCCGTGTGCGCCAAGACTATGGCTGGGAGATGCGGGCTGCGGCGCTGTATAACTTGCCGGGTAAGCCGGGGTTTGCGGATGTGGCATCTAAGCTGCGGCAAGACGGCTTTGCGGATGCCACCGACAGCCGCGTGAAGCGCTACCTGAAGGCCTTGCCTGCTACGCTGGGGGCGATGAGCCCTGCCCGCGTGGGCCCGCACTTGCACCAGCTCACGCGCCAAAAGTTTCAACGGCGCAGCCTGGACGAGGTGTTGGTGGGCGAGATTTATGCGGGCGACGGCCACACCAGCGACTGCTATGTGGCCAGCCCTAACACGGGCAAGCCCTATAGGCTGGAGCTTACCGTGTGGATATGCATTAAGAGCAGCTACATCGTGGGCTGGTGGCCCAGCGAGAGTGAGAGCACGGTGAGCACGATGTTTGCCCTGAGCCATGCCATGCGCCAGCACAACCATGTGCCAGCGTGGGTGTATGTAGACCGCGGCCCGGGCTACCGATCTAAGCTGCTGAGCGACGAGACCACTGGGTTTTATAGCCGCTTTGACATTGGGCTGATTGGGGCGCTGCCTGGCAACCCGCATGGCAAGGGCTGGATTGAGCGCTTTTTTAGGACGGTGCGGGACAAGCACGATAAGTTTTTTGCGGGTGGGCAGGTGTATTGCGGGGACGACATGGCCCCCGAGACCAACCGCCGCATGAGTGCTGAGCTGGCCACGGGCAAGCGTGAGCTGCCTAGCCTGCGCAGCTATATCGACAGCTTTGGCCAGTGGCTGGCGCACTATCACGCTAGCCCGCAAGACAAGCTGGGCGGGCGCACGCCAGCGCAGGTGTGGGCTGAGCTGACCCCTGTGCCCGTGGAGGTGAGCATGGATGCCATAGCAAGGCCACGCGAGGAATGCACAGTGGCACGCCAAACGGTGCGCCTGCATAACCGCTTTTATTACGCCGAGGCGCTGGCACTGTATGACGCGAACAAGGTGGATGTGGAGTATGACTTGCACCACGACGGGCATGTGTGGGTGTTTGACAAAAAAGGCCGCTTTGTGGTGGAGGCCAAGATCACGGGCACGGTGGGTGTGCTGCCCACCAGCCGCCTTGAGGAGGGGCGTGACCGCCGCCTGCAAGGGCAGATTAAACGGCTGGAGCGCAAGACACAAGAGGCCAAGGCGCGGCGCAATGACCCGATTGACGCGGCCAGCCAAGGCGCTGCGCTGGAGGCACTGCGCCCCGCCCTGCCTATGCGTGGGGATGCCACTGAACCCTTAGGCGCAGCGCCAGCTGCCCCCCTGATTGACCTTGATTTAACCAACTGGAGAAAAGACTGATGGACGACACTTTTGATGCAGCGCCAGCGGCGACTGCTGGGGCGGTGTATACGCCGCAGGACACGGGTAAAGCGCAGGCGATTGTGCGCTGGCTCACCGAGCACGACAAGTCACGTGCTTGGTTGGGCAAAAAGGCGAATTTGCCCAATGGCACGATCAGCCAGATTGTCAATGGCAAGTATGTGAGCAGCCCGACTAAGCAGCTTGACCAGATGCTGGCTGTGCTACAGGTGGAGGCAGCGCGGATGAAGGATGGCACGCCGGGCTACCACAGGGGCAGTGTGCATGGGCTGATGGAGGTGGTGTTTGACCGCACCCGCAAGCACAGCAGTGTGGGGGTGGTGACAGGCTATGTGGGGATTGGGAAGACGCGCTTTGGCAAAGAATACCGAGCCTCGCACCCGATGACCCTGCTAGTGGAGACCAACCCCAACATGACACCTGGGGTGCTGCTCAGCGAGCTGCTGGCGCAGCTGAATGTGGCTGAGCCTGTGGGGCTAGACCGCAAGTTTGGCGAGATTTGCAGGGTGATCAAGGGCACGAATTATTTGATTGTGGTGGATGAGGCGGAGCGCTTGAGCAGTAATGCGATGGAATACCTGCGGCGCATCCATGACAAGGCGGAGGTGGGGGTGGTGCTGACGGGCACAGAGAAGCTGACGGCGTTGATAAAAAAGGCGCATGGGCAGTTTGACCAAATGCGCAGCCGGGTGGGTATGTGGCCCGTGACGATTGAGCGGATCACGCAGGACGACAGCGATGAAATTGCCCGCAAATACTTGGCCAGTGCGGAGCATGGCCATGGGCTGGAGCTGGCCGATGGGGTGCTCAATGCGCTGTGGGCTTATTGCGCAGGCAGCGCCCGGGTGCTGGTGGAGGCGCTGGTGCCCGCGCTGCGCGACTATGCCACCGCTGGGCAGCCGATCACAGAGCAACTGGTGGACACGGTGGCGCAGAAGGTGCTGTTTATGGTGCCGCGCAGCACGAAGGGGGGTGCGGTATGAGGCGCTACCTGATTCGCATCACGATGCGCGACGGCTCTACGGGCCGCCACCATGGCATTTACCCCAACGGCTTTGCCGCCATTGTTTACGCGCTGGAGGCTTTCCCGAATGCCCTGCGGATTAGCTCAAGGAGAATTGTATGAAAACCCTTGCAACGATTATTAAACGCAGCTGCGTGGAGAGCTGCAACCAAGGCCGCAGTTGTGCTGAATTGGGCGTGTGCCAAAACCGCCTGCCGCCTTGCGATGGCTGCGACACCTTGCACTATTGGCCTACGGGTATGACGTACCACCCGTTTGCGCCGGGGGTGATAGATATGGGCGAGGCTGATCGTGCAGAGTCTGTTTTGTGGCCGCGCCTGCCAAACTATGCCTTGGCCACAGCCGTGGTGTGCGCGATTGCTTTTGTGTGTGGGCTCTCAGGGTGGCCGCAATGAGCAGCGTGACATCTTCTGTGAAGGCAGCATGGCTGATATTGGTGGCGCAAACAGGCTACTGGACACTGGCCGAGATCAATGCTGAGCTGCGCATCTTGTGCCCCAAGCTCGCACCAGTGCAGGCGCACCAGTTGGCTGAGCTGGCGCTTGAGGGGCGGGTGAACCACCGCGCCTCAAGCCTGCCCAATGCCGACACCTACAACGTCGATCAGTCTTGTTATGTGCTTCGCAAGGTCAGGCTCGGTGAGCTGGGCTTGCTGACTGATGTGGCGGCGTGATGCGACCACCACGGGTGAAAAACGACATATTGCGCGTGCTGCTGGAGGAGGGGCAACTGACGGAGCTGGAGCTGGCCAGCCATGCAAAGGCTTCGGCAGCGGCTACGCGGCATTCGATGGATCAGCTGCGGGAAGCCCGCATGCTGACCAAGGTCAAGCAGCGCAACCGCTTTGGGCGCATCGCGCTGCATTACGGCCTGACGGCCAAGGGCATTGCAGAGGCTTTGAAAGCTGAGGCGAATTTAACTTTAACTGGAGAAAACGATGACTGAAGACATGATACCTAAAGGATTTTGGCGGGATGCCACGGGGGCATTGATACCACTGGCGAATATTAAAGCGATTGATAAGGATCGTGATGCGGTGGTCAAGCAGGTGTGCGATGCAGCCAAGCAGGCACAGGCGGCGTTGGCTGGTTTTAAGCTGGTGGCAACTGATGCGGTGAGCGATTTTGTGAGCCGCAGCTTGGCCGAATACGATGTGAAGCATGGCGGTAAAAAGGGCAATATTACCCTGCACAGCTTTGATGGAAAATTCAAAATTGTGCGCCAGACGCAGGAGACGTTGGCCTTTGATGAGCGCTTACAGGCGGCTAAGGCGCTGATTGATGAGTGCATACAGCTTTGGAGCAAGGGCAGTAATGCGCACATAAAGGTGCTGGTGAATGATGCTTTCCAAGTGGATAAGCAGGGCAAGATCAGCACGGGGCGCGTGCTGCGCTTGCGCAGCTTGGAGATACAAGACGACAAATGGCAGCGTGCCATGCTGGCCATAGGCGACAGCATGCGGGTGGCGAGCACTAAGAGCTATATACGCTTTTATGAGCGCGATGATGGCACGGGCGAGTATTTGCCGATTAGCTTGGATGTGGCGGCCCTATGAAGTCATACACCACCCTTGCACAACACGCTTACGAGGCGTATTGCAAAGCCGCTGCTCACCAGCCGTTGCCCACTTGGACAGCGCTGGGTGAAGAGTGCCAAGCCTGCTGGCTGGCGGCTACGCGCCAGATTGTGGCTGAAATGGCGGCGCTGCACTGAGGCCTGCCCAAGCTATTAAAAAAATGTCTCCCTGATCTGGTTCGCAGCTTGGCTGCGCTGGACTTACCCCGGAGGTTGTTGGCCGGGGCTTTTTTAAAGCGCTTATTGCAGAGTTTTTTAACAAAGGATGAAATAACTATGACCCCCGGTAAAGATGTGATTTATGCGATAGCACGGGTGCAAATGACACGGCGCTACACCTACTACGACCGCCCCACGGGTGGGCCCGATGTGCCTGTGGACTTGACGGGCTATACAGCGCGGCTGGTGGTGGGCAAGCTGGGCGCAGCGCCAGTGGTTGACCTGAGCACGGGCAATGGCGCTATCAGCATCATGCCGCTGGCGGGGGTGGTGGATGTGGCTTTTAGCCGCGCTGCGCTGGATGTGCCGCCTGGTGAATACCACTACCAGCTGGTGCTGACCAGTGCGGGCGGCTTGGACTATCCGCTCTTGAAAGACAGATTTGTGGTGGATGCGGGGGTGGCGCTGTGAGCAGCAGTGGGCACAACGCAGTGGTGGTGGTGCAGGCAGCGCCTGTGCAGGTGCTGCGCATAGAGGCCAATCGCACGCTGGTGGTGGATGGCAGCGCCCCCGCGCAGGTGGTGCAGGTGGCAGCGCCGCCCGCCACCACGGTGGTGCTGGCGCGGGTGGAGGCGGTGCGGGTGCTGAGTGTGGCGCAGCAGGGTCCTGAGGGCGGGCTGGGCGACATAGATGGCGGCACATTTTTTTAAGTGAACTGATTTTTAACTTTTGATTAACCAAGGAGAACGACGATGCCACGCATCCAACTTAAACGCGGCCTGAAGGCCAATTTGCCCAGTGCGGCCATGCTTGCGGGCGAGGCGCACTTTACCACCGACAGGGGCACTCTGCATGTGGCTACCAGCGCGGTGGCCAAGCTGCCTGTGGTGCCTGCGATTGATGATTTGGTGGCGCTGCCTGCCATTGACGGGGCAGCGGATTTGCTGCTGATACACGATGCAAGTGAGGTGTCTGGGCAAAAAGAAAAACGCATGACGTTTGATGCTTTTAAGGCGGCGCTGAACATACCTGCGGGCAGCACGGACGAAAAAGTGGCGGTGGTGGCAGGCGGCACGGCTGGCTACCTGTGGGGCACGAATGGCACGGATGGCCTGCTGCGCATGAATGTGAGCATGGCAGTGAGCAAAGACGCGGGAAATGGCTTTGTGACGCTGGCGGTGGGTGATGTGGATCTGGGGACTTTTTAGCCATGCCTAGCTTGCGGATTAAACGTGGCACGCGGGCGCAGCTGGATGCGGCGGCTGGGCTGGCGGCGCTGAAGGAGGGCGAGCTGTATTTGCTGACTGACGAGGCGCGCCTAGCGGTGGGCACGGCAGCGGGTGCTTACCAAGCAGCAGCCAAGCAGGGCGAAGGCGGCGGCACGGCAAGTGCCACGCTGGTGAACCTGACAGTGGCCACACTGGCGCGTGGCTATGCCGAGGTGGTGGTGGCCAATGCGGCGATTAGCCCAGCGAGCAAAGTGAGTGCATGGTTTGCGCCCGCACTGGACGCAGAGAACGATTTGGAAGAGCTGGTGGACAGCGGCATGGCGGTGTGGGTGCTGCCAGAGGCGGGGCAGCTGCGGTTTGTGTTAACGGGGAATGGCGCTTTTGTGGGCGTTTATTCGGTGTTTTATGAGGTGTTGTTATGAGTATTTTTAAGAATTTGTTGGGTGCATTTGTGCCTGTGCGGGAGCGGCGCGAGAGCGCGGCGACACTGGGCTCTGTGAACGCGGAGCTGGTGCATGACTTGAATGGTGACGAATCTGCTTTGGTGTATCTGAATGCCGCTGCGGGGACGTGGAATGCCACGGTGGATTTTTCGGGCAGTGTGGATGGGGTGAACTTTTTTAGTGTGCCTGCTTACCCTTTTAGCCCGGGTTGCACCAGTGCGACGGCTGTGCCTGTGGCGGCGCAGCCGCTGCTCACTGAGGTTATCAATAGCACCAGTGTGGTGCGGGTTTATGCCCTGCAAACGGGGCAGCTCAAAAAGCTGCGGGTGCGCTTGCCTGCGTGGACAGCTGGCAATGCTGACGTGACGGTGATTAGCGAAGCACAGGCATCGGTGCATCCGAATGTGGTGCTACAAAAAAGCGGCACGCTGTTTGTGACGGCTACGGGTGCTGCTGGCGCTGCGGTAACGGCCACGCTGCCTGCGGTGGCTGGGCTGCGCCACTACATAGACTTTGTGCAGGTGCGGCGCATCGCCACGGCTGCACTCACAGCCGCAGCCACACCCGTGGTGGTGACCACCACTAATTTGCCCGGTAGTCCGGCATTGAGTTTTGGTGCGGATGCGGCTGGCATTGGATTGGACAAAGATGGTGCGCTAGACTTTGGCGGCAGCGGGCTGGCGGCGGTGCTTGCGGGCACGGCTACTACGGTGGTGTGCCCGGTCTACGTGGGGGTGATTTGGCGGGTGAATGTGGCCTATAGGCTGGGGCTGTGAGCATGACATCCAAGAGCCCAGCGGCGAAGCGCGATACCAGCGCGATCCACACCATGCGCAGCAAGCTGGCGCAAACGGAGGACGACTACCGCGCCCTGCTGCACACGCTGGTGGGCAAGCGCAGCTGCTCGGAGATGACGGATGCGCAGCTGGCGGTGGCGCGCACGCATTATGCCAAGCTGATGGCCCGCAGTGGGCTGGCTACCACGCCAGCTGCTGGCAGCACGCGGCGGGTGGTGGGGGCTAAGCGGCCTGTGCCTAGCGAGGCCAAGCTGCCGCAGGTGAAGCGGATACGGGCGATGCTGATTAGTCTGGAGCGCAAGCCTAACGAGTATGCCGACGGGATACTCAAGCAGATGTATGGCGCAGCTGCGCCTGCCTACTATGAGTGGGCTAGCTCTGCGCAACTGACGGCGCTGGGCAATGCGCTGGCGATGCAGCAGCAGCGCGAGGGGGCGGACACTGGCGCAGGCCGCGTGGTAAGGGTAGCCGCTGGAGCACAGCAGGCATGAAGCCCAGCACGCCCCTGCCCACCCTGCGGCTGGCGCACGAGGCGCTGCCTGCGAGCCTGCGCCAGCTGGTAGACGAGCTGGGCGAGGCGGGTGCGCTGCGCTTTACGGGGGTGTATGGCGGGCAGCGGGTGAGTGTGCCTAAACAGCCGCTGGCTGAGCACCCGATGCGGGCGGCGCTGGGGGGCATCTTGTTTGAAACACTGGTAGACCGCTGTGCTGGCCTGAGCATGGATGTGCCTAAGTGCGACGGCTTTTTGCGGGAGCTGCGCCATGAGCAGGTGCGCCAATACCGCGAGCAGGGGCTGACGATGGATGAGATAGCGGGCGAGACAGGGTATTGCAGGCGGCATGTGATCAACATACTGCACGGCGAAGCGGGGGTGGACACGCATACGCTGGATATGTTTGCAGAGCCCAAGCCCACTGCCCCGCTGGCTGCGCCGCGCAGCTATGCAGGGATGGCCAATGACCCTTTTGGAATGGGTGGTAGCATTGGGATGCGTGACCCCGTTTAAAACCCGTTCACAACCGCGCACAAGCCCCTGAATGATTGGGGTTGCCCACTGGTAGCCCTGCCACACTTTTAAGCCCCCTAGCCCCCGCTTGGGGGCTTTTGCTTTTGGTGAAGTATTTCACCATGCCGCTGCGCGCTTAAAACGCGACAGTAGCGGCTATGACAACCCAAGCCGCCCCTAGCACTGCCCCCAGCACCTCCAAGCCTAGCCCACTGGCGGGGTGGATAGAAGTGTTTAAGGCGGGGGCGCATACCGACAGCGCTGGCAAGCGGATGAGCTTTGCGGTGGCTGACCTGGAGCAGATGGCGGCGAACCATGCGCTGGGGGCTGCGCCTGCGGTGCTGGGCCATCCTAAGCATGATGACCCAGCTTATGCGTGGGTGGATGGCTACAAGGTGGATGGCAGCTCGCTGTATGCCAAATTTAACGACATTAACCCGGCCTTTGATGCGGGGGTGGCCAGCGGGGCTTACCGCAACCGATCGGTGAGTGTGTATAAGGATGCGGCGCAGGGCTGGCGGGTGCGGCATGTGGGCTGGCTGGGTGCAGTGCCGCCCGCGATTGATGGGCTGAAGCCGCTGGCCTTTGCTGCGCCGGATGCGGACTGCTTTGAGTTTGCTGCGCCGGGCTATAGCTTGGTGTGGGGGCTGGAAAGTGTGGGCAAGCTGCTGCGCGGGCTGCGCGAGCAAATGATCGCCAAAGACGGCCTAGAGGCTGCTGACAGTGCCCTGCCGCAGTGGCAGATAGATGGCGCGATGGAGTCTGCCGCCACGGCGCGGCGCGAATTTGATGAGGCTGAGCCTAGCCGTGCGCTGGGGCGGCTGTATGCCAGCCCTGACCTAAATTTACAACCCGATGGAGCAACTATGACGATTACCCAAGAGCAGCTGGATGCTGCCCATGCTGCGGCTGTGGCCGCTAAAGCGGAAGCCGATGCGGCCAAGGCAGATGCGGCCACAGCGCGCGCAGACTTTGCCAAGGCGAACACCGACCTAGCGGCGCTGCGCAGCGCTGAGCAGGCTACGCGCATTGGCGGCCAAGTGGAGCGCTGGAAGGCGGCTGGCAAGCTGACAGCGGCTGAGGCGGCTGGCATGGCGGAATACATGGTGTCGCTCGAAGCGGTAAGCACCAGTGAATTTGCCTTTAGCAAGGCCGATGGCAGCGCGGGCAAGCTGACCCCGTACCAGTTTCATATAGCGTCGATTGATGCGCGTGCGCCGAGCATCAAGCTGGGGCAGCAGGGTGCGGCCGATGACGGTGGGGCGCTGGATGTGGGTGATGCGGCTGCTATTGCGGCGAGCGCACGCAGCTTTATGGCCAGCGAGCAGGCGGCGGGGCGTGTGGTGAATATCGCCATGGCGGTAGACCATGTGACCAAGGGCGCGGCTGGGGCTTGATGCCGCAGCGGGGCTGATTTAACTTAAACAGGAGTATTGCGATGAGCAACTTGATTCGACAGAACCCGGGCTATGTGGCTGCGGCGGCGATGGCGGCGTTTGCGGTGATTAAGCCCGGCGCGGTGGATGGCGCATGCCTGCCTGCCACGGCAGCCACTGACTTGCTGCTGGGTGTGAGCGATGGGCTGGCTAAAGATGTGGGCGAGATGGTGGATGCGCCGAGCGCGGGGGTGGGCGAGGTGCGCTTGGGTGCGGCGGTGACCCGTGGCCAGAAGCTGACGGCGGATGCCAGCAGCAAGGCAGTGCCCTGCGCACCAGGCGCGGGGGTGAACCACCACTACTTTGGCGTAGCGCTGCAAAGCGGTGTGGCCGATGACGTGGTGTTGTACCAGGTGGGCTTGGGCGTGATGCAGGGCTAAGGCTTTGCCTGTCACACAAGTGTATTAACAAATTTTGAACTGGAGTTGAACCATGGCTAAAGCCCCTTTTGTGATTACCCCCGAGCTGTGCGCGGTGGGTGTTGGCTACAAAAATGCCAAGATGATTGCCGACGATGTGTTGCCACGTGTGCCGGTGAGCAGTGAGTCGTTTAAATACCAAAAATTCCCGATGGGGGAGTTTTTTACGGTGCCTGAGACCCGCGTGTCGCGCAAGGGGCAGCCTAACCAGGTGGAGTTTAGCTCGACCGAGGTGAGCGATTCGGTGGAAGACTATGGGCTGGATGCGCCTGTGCCGAATAAAGACATTAAGAACGCGGCGGCGCAGGCCAAGCAGACTGACCCGCGCAAGCGTGCAGCGATGGGGCTGATGGATTTGATAGAGCTGCGCCGCGAGGTGCGTGCGGCTAGCTTGGTGTTTAACGCGGCCAGCTACAACGGTGCTAACCAAGCCACACTGAGCGGGACTGGCCAATGGAACGACTACACCAATAGCAATCCGCAAACGGCGATTATGGATGCGCTGGACACGATGATCATGCGCCCGAATATCGCGACCTTTGGCCGCGCGGCTTGGACAAAGATTAGCCAGCACCCCAAGTTGTGCAAAGCGGTGTATGGCAATAACACGGATGCGGGGGTGATCAGCCGTGCAGCGTTTGCCAACCTGCTGGAGCTGGACGATGTGTATGTGGGCGAAGGCTGGGTGAATACGGCCCGCAAGGGACAGCCTGTGAACATGGTGCGGGTGTGGGGCAAAAACGCTGCGTTTTTGTACCGCAACATGAATGCGGACACGGAGTATGGCATGACCTTTGGCATGACGGCGCAGTGGGGCGAGCGCGTGGGCGGGGAAATTGAAGATGCGGACATTGGCATATATGGCGGCGTACGGGTGCGTATGGCTGAGTCGGTGAAAGAGCTGGTGACGGCGAACGACTTGGGCTATTACTTTCAAAACTGCGTGGCGTAAAAAACCGCTGGTGAAACGGGGGGCTTGCGCTCCCTTTTTGTAAACATTGACTGGAGTGGATGATGGCTAAATTACTGGTACTGGTGGCTTGCATAGCCCTGAGCAGAGTGGAACACGACGGGGTGAAGTATGGGCCCGGCGAGGTGGCGGGGGCGCGTTTTGAGTGCCTGCCCGAGCAGGCCGATGCGCTGGAGGCGGTGGGTGCGGTGGCGCTGGCCGAAGGCTATGTCAATGTCGCTGCGGTGGCTTTGGTGCAGGCGGGCACTGGTGTGGACGCTGCGGCTGATGCGGCTGCGGCGCTGGCCGAAGCGCAAGCGGAGCGTGATGCGGCGCTGGTGGAGCTGGAGGCGCTGCGTGCGCAAGCGGCAATGGCTGCGACGGCTACTGGTGAAGTGGCGACCGCGACCGCGCCTGCCCCTGCGGCTAAAAAGCGCTAAGGTAGCCTGCCATGGCCTATGCCACGCCCGCGCGGGTGATTCAAGAGTTTGGGCTTGCCGAGGTGACCCAGCTTTTGGCTGACGAGGAGCAGCTGCTGACTGGCCAGCTGCTGCTGGACGCGCTGGCTGTGCAGGGCACAGGATTTTGGACGGGCGAGCCCAGCGAAGCGGAGCGCAGCGCTGCCAGCGCGGCAGCGGCCAAGCTGCTGCGCAAGCTGGAGACCACCAGCAATATGATGGATGGCTACCTGCGCAGCGCGGTGCGCCTGCCGCTGGCCCCCGCTGATGCGAATGCGGGGACGCTGGAGGAATGCTGCTGCGCCCTGGTGCGCTGCGGCTTGGCCGATGACACGGACAATGCCACCGAGCGCATGGATGCTGGCTGCGCTACATGGCGCACTTGGCTCAAAGATGTGGCACGCGGGGTGGTGCAACTGGTTGGCAGCACGGGCGAGGCGGTGGCGGCTAACCCCAAGAGCGGTACACGCACTGGGCAGGCAGCCACTGGCTTTGACTGGGCCAGGCATGCGGGCTGGACGCAGGGCGCTGCGCAGGGGATGTGGCCATGAGCGGCACGACGATGCACATGACGTTTGCGGATGCGGCCATTGGCCAGCACCTTGCCCGCTTGGCGCAGCTGGATGCGGGGCACTTTGGAGCGATCAAGCGCGAGATTGGCGAGTTTATGGTGGCGGACATCCAAGATAACTTGGATGGGCAAAAGCTGTTTGACGGCCGCGCCATGCCGCAAAGCGCAGCGGCGATTCAACGCACTGGCAAAACACTGATTAAAGACCACCACCTGTATGACAGCTATGTGTTCCAAGCTGTAGACCAAGGCATAGAGCTGGGCAGCGAAAAGGTGTATGCCCGCATCCACCACGAAGGCGGCATGGCGGGGCGTGGGCACAAGACAAAAATAGTGGCGAGGCCTGTGATGGGCATGGGGATGCGGCAGGAGCGGGGGCTGGGCGACTTGCTGATCAACGAGATAAGGGCTTTGCAATGAGCACGGCCCTGCTCACGCAAGCGCTGGCTTTTGTGCGGGCGCAGTTTACACGGCAGGAGCTGGCTACGGTGCAAGCCTATGGCGGCGAATTTAGCAGTGCCGAGGTGGACAAAATAGGATTTAACTGCCCAGCGGTGTTTATTACCGTGCTGGGCTGGGACGGTGCGACGAACAGCAAGCAGCTTACGGGACGCTATGCCCGCAAACTGCGTATGGCGGCTTTTGTGGTGTGTAAAGCGCCTAAGCGTGAAGCGCGGATGCTTGGGGCGATGCAAATAGCCGACAAGCTGGCACTGGTGCTGCGCGACTGGGAGCCTGCGAATGTCAGCACCAACCCTTATACGCTGGCCGCGCCAGAAGACGAGCCGAGCTGCGAGAACCTGTATACCCGCGCGGTCGACCAACTGGGCTTGGCGGTGTGGCTGGTGCGCTGGGAGCAATGCGTGAAGCCGGAGGCAGGCATACCCCAGCTGGTGGACTGGCTGCGGGTGGAGATAGAAGACACGGTTCGCAGCACTGAGCCAGAGCCTGCGCCCGCACCTGTGCTGCCTGACTTGGTGGTGACTGAGGCGATTGCGTTTGCGCCTATCCCTTAATTTTTAACCTGAACCTTTTGGAGTGCCACATGGCTAAAACTGATATTGACAAAACGACTGCTAGCCCTGCCGCAGCCCCCAGCTTTGAGGCTGCGCCGCGCATGGGTGAGCTGATTACGGTGCGGGTGGCCACGGGCGTGGCGCTGGTGAATATGGAGACGGGGCTGGACTTTGCGCCGGAGACTGACACGCTGCAAACGGTGGGCGTGGTGACGCTGCGCCGCTTGGCCGATGGTGACTTGGTGCGCGTGGCGTGAAGCCCGATTGACAACGATTTACACAAGCGTAAAGAACGATTTAAACAAGCTTTAACTGGAGAAAAACATGGCCTTGCCTAATTTGCTGAACCTGAACTTTAAAGTGCCGTATGTGGCAGCGAAGATTGACTTTAGCCGCGCGGTGCGTGGCCTGCGGGGTATGCCGCGCAGGCTGCTGCTGGTGGGGCACAAGCTGGTGGCGGGCACACTGGCGCTGAACACTATCATGACAGTGAGCAATGAGCCTGATGCGATTGCCCGACTGGGCGAGGGCAGCCAACTGCTGGCGATGTGGCGGGCGGCGAACGCGAACCGTGACCTGGGCCTGCCGATAGATGTGGTGGCGCTGGCGGTGAACGGCAGTGCCACAGCGGCGAGCAGCACGCTGGTGGTGGGCGGTGCGCCTACGGAGGCGGGGGAGGTGATGGTGTATGTGCACGGGCGACACGTCGGCCAGCATTGCCACTAAGCTGATTGCGGCGGTGAATGCCAATGCCAAACTACAGGTGGTGGCCAGCGCCGGTGCGGCTAGCACCATGGTGCTGACGGCTAAGACGCTGGGCCCCACGGGCAATGACATTAACCTGCGCAGCAGCTACTACCCAGACGATGCGCTGGCCGCTGGCGTGACACTGAGCACCCCGGCTATGGCGGGCGGCGCGGGCAACCCGGATGTGAGCCCACTGGTGGTGGCGATGAGCGGCTACCGCGCCACTGAGATTGTGTGCCCGTTTACCGACAGCACGAACATGGCCATACTGGAGGCCGAGCTGGCCACGCGCTGGGCGTATAACAATATGCAGGACGGCATGGTGGTGAACTGCCTGCGCGGCACGGAGGGCGGCATCAGCGCCCTGCTGACACCGCGCAACAGCCCGCATGTGCATACTATTTGCGTGACCAATGACTGCACCAACCCATGGGAAACGGCCGCGATGGCGGGAGCGGCGATAGAGAGCAGCGCGGCCACTGACCCTGCGGTGGGGCCGACGGCCAAGCTGCTGGGCTATGCAGGCCCGGTGCAAGGCCAAGGCTTTGTGGTGGATGCCATGAACAACTTGATGCTCAAAGGCGGTAGCCCTCTGAACATTGCCCCAGACTACACGGGCAGCTTGCTGCGCATGTTTACCAACTACAAGCTCAGCCCAGGTGGTGCGGCCGATGAGAGCATGGCGCAGATGCCTTGGCTGAAAACGATGAGCTACTGGCGCTGGTTTATTACCAGTGAGTTCATGAACAAATACAACAACAATGGCTATAAGTTGGGCCAGTATGTGAAGCAGCCGATACCGGGCCAGAAGATTATGACGGTAGATTTGGCGCAGGAGATTATGCTGGGGCTGTACCAAACGTTTGTGGATGCGGGGATGATGCAAAACTTGGCGTATTACCAAGGCAAGCTGCTGGTTGAAATTGACGCGCCCAACGGTAAGCTGAAGATTGTGGAAGAACCCGTGATATTGACACAGCACTACCAGTCTGAGGTGACCAGCTATGTGGTGGCTGGGCAGGTGTAGCCAGCGCTTGGGTAAACGATATTTAACTGGAGAAAATAATGGCAGATTCAAGTTTGTTTCACGTGGACGTGATTGTGGTGGATGGGCAGGCGCTGGCTTTTGAGGACAGCTCGGGCATGATCAGCGGGGCGGCGGGCTTTGAAAATGAGGCCAAGCTGAGCGCCAGCGGGCCGGACTACACGCTGCGCAAGCGGGTGGCGCGGGTGCTGAAAGCCAAGCTGCAATACACGGGGGCGGTCACGCCAGACCAGTTTGCGGCAATGAAGGATGTGCAAATCGCGCTGCGCGACACGGTGAGCGGGCGCAAATGTGTGGCCGATGGCGCTAGCTTTAAAAGCTTGGGGGATGTGGGCAGCGGCGTGGTGGATGTGGAATTTAACCTGCTGCAAGCGCTGAAATGGCTCTAAGCCACTAGCGGCCTGCGGGCTGCACACGCAACACAAAAGGGCGGGGGCGCACAAACCCCTGCCCTTTTTTGCGTTTGGTGAAGTGCTTCACCACGCCCGCGCGGGGGGATGTGGTGACACTGGGTGCTATGACTGAAACCCCTACGCGCATTGAAGACTTGTACCAATTGGTGGTGCCCGATGGCCTGCCTATGCAGGTGGATGGCCAAACCATTTATTACCGCACGCTGCGCCTGCGCGAGACCACGGTGGGTGATGAGCGCAAAGCCGAGGCTATGAGCGAGCGGGCTATGCTGGTAAATGGCGGCTACAAACTGCTGGTGAGTGAGAGCAACTTTAAGCATGCGCTGAATATGCTGCATATAGAGTCTTTTGCCTGCGATGGCCAGACGATCGGGCTGGGGCTGATAACGCTGGAGCTGTATGACAAGCTGAGCGCGCGGGATTTGGAGCTGGTGGAGCAGCGCATATTTTTGCTTACACTGGCTGCTGAGGTGCGCTATGGCAATATGGCGCTGGCTGAGTTTGAGGGAATTATGGCGGGCATGGCCACCCAGAAAGCAGCGCCGCCCCCACAGCCCGTGGGCCAGACTGCGGCAGTGGGAGAGCCTACTGGCCTCGCTGAGTCTGGCCCTGCAATGCTCGCCGACTACGCTGGAGACGCTGCCCACGGGCAGACTGGTGGCGCTGGCCAAACAGGTGTTTAAAAGCCCTGCAAAGCCATAAATAACGCCGTTTAAAGCCATTAAAACACCATGCGCGAACTCAAACTGCGGTATTTCATCGAGCTGGCCAGCAACATTGGCGCTAAGGCCCGCACCGAAGCGCAGGCACTGGAGCAATCGCAAAAGGCTATGCAAGACGCGGTGGGCAAAACTGGCCAAGCGGTGGGCAGGCTGGACTCGGCCTTTATGCGCTTTGCAGCCAACAGCGCTACCGAACGGCAAATTGGTTATATGCAGCGCTTGGGCCATGGCATAGACGCTGCGGCCAGCAAAATGCGCACACTGGGGACGCTGACTGCCAAGGGGCTGGAGAAAGCCCCGGGGGCTATAGCAGGAGCGGCGGCTGGGTTTTATGTGGCCAAGGCGGCGATAGACAAGCCGATGGACTACAGCCTAAAGCTTGGGCATATGAGCAACACCGCTTTCTCCAAGCGCGATACGGTCGGGCGCATTGCGGGCAAGGCTGAGCTGAACGAGGCGATTATGTCGGCCATACTGCCCGACTCCAATGGCAAAGGCGGTGGTGGGACGCGGGATGAAGCTGCTGCTGCGCTGAATGAGCTGCTTGGCTCTGGTGTGGTTGATTTTGATGAGTCAAAAGCACTGCTACCGAAGCTGATGTCGGGTGCCAGTGGCACGGGCGCGACTGCGCAGCAATTGAGCATGATTGCCCTGCGTGCGAAGCAAAACATGCGCATCCCTTTGGCTGATGTTGGCGAATTACTTGACGAGGCCAACAC